CGTTGATGCAATGGTTGCCGAGGGCAATATTGCTTGGCACTGTGGCAACTGGTTTAATAACAGCCGGTCAATTGGTATTGAAAACGTAAACAGTGGCGGTGCGCCCGGCTGGCCAGTAGCAGCCGAAACCAAAAACACACTTGTTGAACTGTGCGCCGACATTGTGCGCCGCAACCCCGGCATTGGCCGGCTTGAACCCGGCAAAAACCTATTTGGCCACAAGCAAGTGTCCGACAAGGCAACCGCTTGCCCGGTAACACTGATGGACTTCTTAACAGAATTGGCCAACCGCGTTAATGCGCTTGTATCTGGCCAACCACAGCCAGCACCACAACCAACCCACCCCGGCGGCAAAAGCAATGAACAGATCGCAAATGAAGTATTGGCCGGCCTTTGGGGCAACGGTGACGACAGGCGCAACCGGCTTGCCGCAGCAGGCTATAATTACGGTGCTATTCAAGCAATTGTTAATAGCAAGGTCGGTTTAAGCCCGACAGCGCCTACACGTAAGTCAAATGACGTTGTAGCCAATGAAGTGCTGGCAGGGGCATGGGGCAACAACCCAGACCGCCGTGCGCGCCTTGTAGCAGCCGGTTACGACTATAACGCTATACAAGCCATTGTGAACCAAAAAGTCGGCGGTAGCGCAGCACCAGCGCCCGTACCGCAGCGCGCAAGCAACGACCAAGTAGCCGACCAAGTAATTGCCGGCTCATGGGGCAACGGCGATGAACGCCGCAGCCGTTTGCAGGCCGCAGGCTATGACTACAACGCGGTCCAAAGCATTGTTAATACGAAGCTGGGCATTGGCGGCGGAAGCGCCCCAGCACGTAAGTCAAACGACCAAATTGCCAACGAGGTTATTGCTGGCAGTTGGGGTAATGGACAAGATCGCAAAGACCGCCTTGCCCGTGCCGGTTACGATTATGGTACAGTGCAAGCAATAGTTAATCGTAAGTTAGGACTATAACGTGAATTTAGTATTTACAGTTGACCCAGCTTTAGTAATTCAGTTAGTTTTGGCAGTGCTTTTGCCAATTGCCGTAGGCTTTGTAACCACCCGTGTTACAGCAGCCGCTAAAAAGGCATGGTTATTGGCCGCGCTTACATTGGTAACGTCCGTTGTTACCGGTTTAAGCATCGCTGTGGCCGATAACACCGCGTTTGACATAGGTCGGGCGTTATTCTTAGCGCTACCACAGTTTTGTATTTCTGTGGCTATGTATTACGGCCTATGGAAGCCTACCGGCATTGCGCAAAAAGCGCAGGACGTAGACGGTCCAACGCTGGTACGCTAACCAACACACAAACAAAAAGCCCCCTCTCGCAAATGGGGGCTTTTTAAATTGGCGCTGTTTGTTTTAGCGTGGCAAATTGTTGCCTAGCCAGATCGCGGCCCATATACAAAGGCCAAGTAGTAGTGCTATAAATGCGGCGCTTAGTATGAACACAACAATAGCGGCTGTTATGTCGGCAATTTTTTGCACGGCTTTGTTATTTTGCTGGTTGTTGTTTTGCATTTTAATACTCCATTTCTTAATTAAACAACTGGTGCCAGTATAAAACGGCCTACCGATTGTTGCAAGTCGCTTATGGTGGTATAATTGCGCCAGAAACCACAAAACGGGACTACCCGGTTAAGAAAGGAAAAAGTGGCATGGCTAAAGCACCAAAACCAGAAGTAACGGTCAAAGTATTTGTTGAAAAAATAGACAAGCTAATACCGAACGCCGAAAACCCACGCAAAATAAACCGGAAGCAGTACGAGCAGCTTAAAAAGTCGCTGACTGATTTTCCCGAAATGAAGCAGTTGCGCGAAATAGTAGTCGATGAAGACCTAACCATTTTGGGCGGCCACCAGCGCATATACGCACTTAAAGACCTTGGCTACACTGATGTTACCGTGAAGCAAGTATTTGGCCTTACGGCGGCCCAGAAGCGCGAATTTATTATTAAAGATAATACGGCAAGTGGCGAATGGGACACCGACATTATTGCTAACCAGTGGGACGTTGCTGAACTGGAAAAGTGGGGCGTACCAAACTTTAATTTTGGCGACATTGACGAACCAAAAGAACCGGCGGCAAAAGACGGCCAGCCGCATGAAGTTGAATGTCCAAATTGCGGATTTGAATTTGAAGCCTAGAAACAGAAATGGAGGGTTGAATGGCGCGGCACTATGGTATGCCATATATGGGGTCAAAGCAAAAGCTAGTTGATAAGCTGGTCCCCTTTATATTGGCACGGCACCCCGGCGCCACTGACTTTTACGATCTGTTTGGCGGCGGCGCCAGCGTTTCACTTTATGCTGTGCGCAAGTACCCGGAAATAAACATCCACTATAACGAATTAAGCAAAGCCATTGCCAGCTTGCTTGTTTTCATACAGGAGGGCGGCCACATGCCGCTTGACTTTGTAAGCCATGAAGACTTTTTTAAATTTCGTTATGGGGACGACTGGTATGCCGGCTTTTTGCAAACGTGCTGGTCCTTTGGCAATAACCAAAAAAGCTACCTGTATGGCACTGATATTGAAGAGTACAAACGCCGATACCATGAAACGGTAATGTTTGGCAAAGACAACCTAACGTGGATGGCCGAATTTATAAACAACCGGTACGACACCAACATAACGCTGTTTATGAACTTTGTGCGGTACACCACGCCATACCAGCGCCGCATTGTACTTAATAGGCAGTTGCCCAAGCTAAACCAGCTTGAGCATTTTAGCCGTATTGAACGGTTGCTACACATACAGAATATGCCCGGCATTTCACGGCTGGAAATTACCGCCGGCCAAAGCTATGACGCGGTCCAATTAACCGGCAAGCAGCCAGTAATTTATTGCGACCCACCGTATGAAAAAACCAGCGAATACAAAGAGGGCGGCTTTGACCATAAAGCCTTTTATGAATGGGTAGCCAATTGCCCACACCCGGTTTATTTCAGCAGTTACGATATAAGCGACAACCGCTTCAAACTGGTTAAGGCTATAAACACGCGCAGCTTGCTTGATCACAAAACACGTGGCACCGGCAGCCCGTACAATTATGAAAAGCTTTATTGGAACGGTAGGGGCATGTAATGACCGCGAAAAAAGCAAAAGCAACACGGCCAACCAGCGAACCAACGCCAATTAAAAAGGTTATTGAAAAGAAAAAAGCCCCGGCTAAAAAGGCCGCTAAAAAGAAGCCGGCGCCAAAAAAGCCGGTAATTACCGAGGCCGATTATGAAAAGTGGTTTTATAACCTAGATGCCAAGCACTTTAAATTGCTGGCCACTGAATGGAACGAGCGCAAGCTTAAATTAAAGCTAGTTAAACAGCACGACTATGACGGGTGGTTGAATTACTTTAAAACACTGTCGCCAACGGCAATACGGTTGCTGGCCAGCACCGGGCAGGACATTTTAAGCACCGAAGCTTACGCGGCATTAAGCTGGTGGCACGATATTATTAACAACCCACACCGCATTGGAAAAATACACCAAGCCGGGCTTACCGGTCCGCAAAAAGATAAGAAAACCAAAACCATTATGGAATTGGCCACAAATAACGACCGTCTGGGCGTTTTAATGGCCACACGTGATGCAATAGCCGAAAAACTACAAAAGGGCGCTGGTGCGCGCGATACGGCGGCCCTAGCGCGTGAATTAACCGAAATTATGACCCAAATTGCTGACCTAGAAAAACGAATGGGGCCAAAAAAGAACACAATGCTCGGCAAATTGCTTGAAGACATGCCCGGCCCGGAAACCAAGCGGCCCACCAGAAACGGCACCGGCGCACGTAATACCAGCTTTAAGTCACGCGTTACAATTAAAGATATTGAGGACAACCAATAATGGCACGGCGCTTTGGCAACCAGAAACCCAGAATAGATATTTACAAAGACGGCGACATTTGGCTTGCTGAAAAAACAATACTACTACTGGAACATTACGGCATTAAGTTATTGCTGTGGCAACGCATGGTGCTTTACAAGTGGATGGCTGTTGAACAGGACGCCGAGGGCAATTGGAAGTGGGTCAACCCGGAAGCCGGCCTACTGGTGCCGCGCCAGAACGGTAAAAGCGAGTTGCTCATAGCACGCATTATTGGTGGCATGATATTTTTGGGCGAAGCGCTTATTTACACGGCCCATAGCGACAAAACAGTTGAGGAAATTAAGCGGCGCGTGTTGCGGTTTTTCTATGATGCCGAGGAAGAAATACGCGACATGCTAACAGATGAGTTTGATAAAGAACCAAAAAGCTTTGACTATATAGAATTGCGCAACCGGGGCCGGGCTGTATTTAGAACCCGAACCCGTACCGGTGGCCTTGGTACTACCAACGACACGCTGTTACTTGATGAAGACCAAGAGGAAACGGACGCCCAGCAAGAAGCCTTACTACCTACCGTTGCAGCCGGTAAAAGCCAGAACCAGCAAACTATACGTGTTGGAACGCCGCCTACCAGTGGCTCAAGCGGTACAGTATTTTTGCGCGTGCGCAAGGGCGTATTGGACGGCAAAGATACGGCCACATGCTGGCAGGAATGGTCAGTCGAAACAATAACCGACCCCGAAGACGAAGAGGCTTGGTATGCAACCAAC